GATCATTAGCTCAGTTGGTTAGAGCGGTCGCCTCATAAGCGATTGGTCATCTGTTCAAGTCAGATATGATCCATTAAAAAATAAAAGAGAGGAGATGATATAGTTGGATTTTGTTATAAAGAATAATAAAAATGTATATATCCGACTAAGTGAAAATGGTAAAGCTGAAACATGCAAAGAAAAAGATATGGGGAGATTTACAGAACAAAAAGCAAAGAATATTCTAAAGTCGCTTCCAAAGACTCTTAAAAATCTAAATTTTCGGATAGAGTGTATTCCTGATATTAAAATGGAAACACCTATTCAGAAAATTGTAAAAGAAGAGTCGAAGAAAATTATCGAAAATACAGATTATCAACCTTCTGATAATATTACGCAATGGGTTGAAAAATTTGGTGCGTGTTCGGATATTTTTAAAGAAGCAAGAGAAAGATATATTAAATTGGAAGATGAATTACACACTTCTGATGCGGCTTTGATGGATGCATTACATAGTATTGAACTTGAGACACCGAAGGATTTATATTCTGCTTGGCTTGTATATAAAAAGATAAGAGAGAATAGAAGAAATAGAAGACAATTTAAAGATGAAATGTTAATCATACATAGTATTTTAGAAGAAATTGATGATACAAAAATCAGTAGAGAACGGACGCAAAAGGCTATTGATGGATTGTTTGAACGTAAATATACATACCGAGTTGTGGAGGTGGACGAAAATGGTGTGTAAAAATTGTTATATTCCGATGATTGGAGTTATGTCGTTCTCAAAGGACAAGCATGAGAAATTCTGGCGTTGTCCGAAGTGTTGTTCAGAGACACGGCATAATAAAATCAATAATGGTGAGTTGAGTTTTGGAGAAGTATTACATAGAGAAATTAAGAAGGGAAAGTAATTACATAATGGAAATACAACAAATATTAGAATGGTACTGTGATAATGAAATGTATCGGCTTAAAAAGATGTGTTACCCAATGTTAATAAAGATTGGTGGTATATCAGATAAAGATTATGATGACTTTTATAGCATAGCATTAAGTGTATTATCAGATACCGCATTAAGATTTGATTCAGAAAAAGAAATAGATTTTGATTCATTCTTAGCCAGTAACATTAAGCGAAAGTTTAAAACTGAGATTCGTGATCGTAATCGTGCAAAACGTATTCCTGCAAAGAAACTTGAAAGTACAAGCAATCTTGTTACAGAAGATGGGTTGGAACTTGGAGAAACTATTCCATCAAAGTTTGATACATATGAAACTGCTTGTGAATATTTGTTTGAAGGTACTAAAATCCAAAGATATTTGGATAAGCTATCATATATACAACGCAAAATCGTTTCGCTATTATCTAATGGATATAAAGCAAAAGAAATTAGAGAATTATTACATATGAGTGAAAAAGAATATTCACAAAATTTGGCTGCAATTCAAGCATATGAAAATGTAAGAGAATTAATGTAAAGAAGAGGATTATATAGTGTGATTAATTTCACACTTATAGGGCTATCGCCAAAAGGTTAAGGCACAACACTTTGACTGTTGTATTTGTTGGTTCGAATCCAACTAGCCCTGTTATGGATCATTGGCGTAATGGTTAGCGCATCCGGCTCATAACCGGACGGTCATCTGTTCAAGTCTCTGATGATCCACTATTAATTAAAAGTAAAAATAATATTTAGGAGGAATTTATTATGGCAAAAAAAGTTAGAGAGCAAACAGTATCATTATCTTCATATTTGGCAAGTGTAAATAGCGAGGATATTTCAGAAAATCAGGATGTACAGAGAATGTTTTGTTGGGATAATCCTGCAATGAATGAACTTATTGTTACCGTACTTACAGAAGATTACATTCCTCCTATTATTCTTGGTGAAGAGGAACTTGGTGGAGATTTAACACAGCAATATATCGTTGATGGTATTCAAAGAACTACAGCTTTAAATAAGTTCCGTCATATGAACTGGAAAACAACAAAATCATTTGAAAATAGTGTTATTCAGTATCAAGCGAAAATGAGAGACGAGGAAGGACATCTTATCAAGGATGAAGATGGCAGTATTCTTTGGGAAAATCGTGAATTTGATATTAAGAATAAGACATTTGAACAGTTACCAGATGAATTAAAGAAGAAATTCGATGATTATCAAATTCGAATTGTAATTCATCAGAATTGCACTATGCAGGAAATAAGTAAACTTGTAAGACGTTATAACCGTAACAAGAGTATGGGTTCAAACCAGAAAGCACTTACATGGATTCCTACATATGCAAGAAAAATTAAGAATATCGCAAATAATGAGTTCTACAAAAATTGTGTTGCTTATTCAAAGTCAATGAGAAAGAACGGAACATATGAACAAACTGTTGCAAATTCTGTAATGACTACATTCCATCTTAATGATTGGAAAAAGACACCAAATGATAGAAATGAATATCTTGAAGAGAACTCTTCGTTTGATGAATTTGAAAAGGTAAATGAATATGGAAATCGTATTGCAAAAGTTTGTGGAAATAAATTTCAGAATGTATTCGTATTCAAAGATATCCTTTGTTGGATTGCTACATTCCACAATTTTACAAAGCTTGGCGTTGAAGATAACAAATTTGCAGAGTTTGTAAACGCTCTTGTAAATGACTTGCATGATAAAGTGGTTAGTGAATGGAGCTATGATATGCTGGATAAAGAATCTGGCACATCTGATAAAAAGATTATCCAAGCTAAAATTGATACATATACTACTTTGATGATGGATTACTTACATATTGATACAGAAACATTAACAGTAAATCCAGAAGAAACAACTCTTTCTTTTGTTCAGGAAAATGCAAATCCTGACGCTACAGAAGAGGATATTGAGTTTTACAGGGATATGGTTGAAGATTGCGTAAAGGTGGACGAGCCTGTGTATCAGCAGTGTGAAAGAGCTGTAATTGCTATTATGGCTTATGCTTGTACGAAAGATCAGGACGAAGAATTTGAAAAATGGATTCAGAAGTATAAGAATCAGACAAATTTTAGTTCTTCACAGAAAACAAACTTTACATATATGAAAAACAGTTTTGACAAATATGTTCAGAAGGGAGTAACAGCATAATTATGAAGAAGATTAGACTATTAGATATTATTATCACAGAGGCTTTTGCAAATTCACATCCATCAGATGAGAAGGTTCAAAAATATAGAAAGGAATTTGCGAAAACAGGTAAGCAGAGCAAGTTCTTAGTTATCAATAAATATAATGTGCTTATGGATGGATATATTCAGTATCTTATTTTAAAAGAAAACGGAATTGAAGAAGCTGAATACATAAGAACTAGAAAAAGACATTGTAATAATTACAGGTATGAAAATACTACATATATTTTTGGCAAGCATCCAAATTATGATAAAGAGTTTGTTTGGAGAATACCTAAATACTCAAAAGAATGGAATCTGTTTAAAAATAATATTCAGGTTGGTAACAAGATTTTTTGTTATACAAAATATGGTGTTAAGCCTGTAATTGTAACAAGAGTTGAGAAGCTAAAAGAGTGCCCAACTGATTTGAGGGTTAAAAAGGTTGCTAAATGTAATATAAAATAATAGAGAATAAGTTAATAACAGAAATCAGAAAGCGTCCGATTATTCAATCAAATACATAGTAGAGTCTGGCAATTCTTATATTCTTTGTGAGTATGATTTCTGTTTTATATATATAGATGAATGGAATTGAAAGGAGAAAATTATGAGTCAGTGGACACATGTAGCAGCAATTTTTAGATTAGATAGTTTTGGAAAGATTTCAGACGAAAGTATTTTTAAAGCTTTTGGTAAAGAAGTAACATGGGATGATTTATACGACTATGACGAATCAGATGATACAAAGACGTTACCTATGGGAAGTGAAGGAACATTAGAGATGAGTATTTGGCATAATTCAGATGAAGGTTGCATGGCTTCTACAACAGTATCTGTATTCGGAGATTTGAGAGATTATGGTGGAACTGATATAGATAAGCTAAAAGAGTGGTTTAATGATTGTTGTAAACAATTTATGGTTAGACAGGCAGTGATGCATGTGATTGATGAATATGCTAACGAACCAATAATTGTGCAGTATGTTGAGTAGGAAAATTCTCTTTCTTTGGATTGTGAGGTGAAATAAGACATGGATAATAATAAAGACTTTGATGAGCTTTTATATTTATTGGATAAATATAAAGATAAAATCACAATAAAAGTTCACCATTATATTCAAGGAAATATTAATAGTGGAATTATAGGACATAGGAGTGATTGCCTAGATTATGAAGACATAGAAGAAGTCGGCAAAGATAAAGATGGGAATATTGAACTATCAATTTGTGTAATGGATTAAATCCGAATAAAGTTCGATTTCTTTGGAAAATGAAAGGAGAAAAATATGAGACATGCAAACGATGCGAAAGTAATGAAAATTGATAACAAGTTAGTTGGGTTCGATTTAGGTGCAGATTACTGCGCAGAACACGAATGGGGAATTAAAGGTATCTTAAGAGAATTTCAAGTGAATACAGATAAAGTTGGAATTGAAAAAAGAATGGTTACAGTTATTCTGAAATTATTGATATATAAAGATATTACATATAGAAAGATTAAATGTCATCTACTTGCTTTAGTGCCATATTGGTATTTTGACGAAGACATTAAAATTACAAAAGATAATTTAGATAGCTGGGAACTTTATGATTATTATCTCGAAAAAAATGGAATTACAACTGCGTGGGATGAAAAAAGTTTTGCTATCCTTGTAACAGACAAATATGAAAATGAATTAAAAGAATTGTATAATGCATTCCTAAATCTTGATGTTGCGATTGGAATTGCGCCATCAGAAGTATTCAAAAATGGTGGGTTAAAATTTTGTATTAAATCAAGGCTTCCAAAAGAAACAATTGAGAAAATCAAAGCTGATGACTTAGACTATATTGCATTACAGAAAGCGGCAGAGAGAACTAAAATTAAGAAAATTTTAGAGAAAGCAGGAAAGAAATATTTTGCATTATCTCCTCGATGGAAAGATGAAAATAAAAAAGAGGTAGTCTTTTGGTTAAATCCATATTATCAGGATACAGATAACTTTGGATGGTTTACAGTTGATGATTTGAAAGATTGGGCAAAAGGTAAGGGTAAAATACCAATGGAAAAGTAACAAGAAAACTTCGTTTCCTTTGGATTATAAACGGAGAATATAACAGTAGAAACAATTAACAAAAATAAATATAAGAAAGAAGAGGTACAAAACATGGATGGATTTATGAAATTTAAAAAGGCTTTACAGAAGCACTTCGATGAAATGCAGAAAGAAGAGGATAATGACAAAAGATAATTATAGTATTTATAAACACACATCCCCAAGCGGTAAATCTTATATAGGAATTACAAAGCAAGGGAAGAAAAGATTTGGCAAAGATGGGAATGGTTATAAAAAACAAAGAAAATTTTATAATGCTATTCAAAAATATGGGTGGGATAATTTTGAACATGAAATTATAGAAGATAATTTATCTTTTGAACAAGCCTGTTTTGGTGAACAACTATACATTGAGATTTATGATTCAATAAATAATGGGTACAATATTGCAATTGGAGGAGAGGGCGTACAAGAAATAGGAAATAGAAAAGTTGTGCAGCTCTCACAAGATTTAAAACCAGTAAACATTTTTAAATCAGTTTCATATTGTTCAGATGTAGTAGGATTTAAAAGTATTACAACGATTAGTAATTGGTGTAATGACGGAAAACTTCACTGTGGATATTATTGGAAATTTTTAGATGAATGTGAAAATGTAAAAATTGAACATAGTTTATTTGATGATACTATGGTGAATTATAACCATTTGAATTTTAATCCATATTCTGACAAAGAAGAAAAAATTCATAATTCTCGGAAAGGGAAAAGAAGTAATAGTAAACGAAAAATAAATCAATATGCAATGGATGGAACTTATATACGAACATGGGATAGCATTATTGATGCGGTTACATATTATAAGATGCCGAATGATTCAACAATTATAAGAGCAATAAAAAATAAGTACAATTGTTTTGGATACAGATGGACATATTACGATGGAAGTATTGTAGATATACTACCTAATATAACCAAGAACAAGAAAATTTTACAGTTTAATATAAATGGAGTTTTTATAAATAAATATAATAATTCCATACAAGCAGAAAAAGAAACTGGAATATCCAGAAAAAATATTACTAGAGTTTGCAGTGGTGGAAGAAAAACAGCTGGTGGTTATATATGGAGATATGAAGAAAATATGTCTGATGAGGAACTGGATAGGGCACTTGCAGAATTAAGTGAGTAATTGTTACAATATACCATATATAGTATTGAAAATAAATAATATATACTATATATGGTATATATTTTACATTAGAATGAAACGCACATTTCTTCGGAATTTTTTGGAGGTTAAGACAATGACAATTGAGCAAATTAAGGACAAATTAAAATCAAAAGAGTATGACTTCCTGAGAACAGATAAGAATTTGGGTGACAATATCATTATCTTAACTCTTGGTGGAAGTCATGCATATGGAACTAATAATGAGGGTAGCGACTTAGATATTCGTGGTTGTGCTTTAAATAGCAAGATGCAAATTCTTACAAACGAGAATTTTGAGCAGTTTGTAAATAATGAAACAGACACAACTATTTATGCATTTAATAAGTTAGTTGCTTTATTAAGCAATACAAACCCTAACACAATTGAGATGCTTGGAAATAAGCCAGAACATTATTTCTATGTATCTCCTATTGGTCAGGAACTTATTGACAATGCACATTTATTCTTATCAAAAAGAGCTTGTCATTCATTTGGTGGATATGCGAATCAGCAGCTCTATAGATTGAATCAGAAAGCAGCACATCAGATGTCTCAGTCAGAATTGGAGAAACACATTTTAAAGACGCTTGAATTTATGCAGACAGATTTTACAAAGAAATACACACCATATTCAGATGATTCAATGAAGTTATATATTGATAAGGCTGTACAGGAAGGATATGACACAGAGATTTTTATGGACGTAAACCTTACTCATTATCCATTGAGAGATTATTGCTCTATGTGGAATGAACTTCAGAACACAGTTCGTCAGTATGGCAAGATTGGTAAAAGAAATGAGAAAGCAATTGAGCATGGTAAGATTGCAAAACATTCAATGCATCTCATTCGACTTTATATGATGTGCTTAGATATTCTTGAAAAAGAGAGAATAATCACATATAGAGAAGATGAACATGATTTGCTTATGGATATTCGTAATGGTAAATATCTCGACAGCAACGATCAGCCAATTCCTGAGTTCTTTGAAATGGTAAATGACTATGAGAAGAGATTGGATTATGCAAAGAAAAATACTAATCTTCCTGACAATCCAGACTACAAGAAAATCAATGAGTTTGTTGCAAGTGTAAACGAAAGGGTGGTTAAGGGTGAAATCTAAATTAAAAATTAAAATCCCATCTGGGGCAAATGAGATTATTCATACACTCCAAGATAAAGGATACGAAGCATATTTAGTTGGTGGCTGTGTTCGTGATAGCATTCTGAAAAGAACAATTCACGATTATGATATTACAACTTCTGCCACACCAAATAAAATGATGGAAGTATTCAAGAACAAGAGAATTATTGAAACTGGTTTGCAACATGGAACAATAACAATTGTCATTGATGGCGAGCCATACGAGGTAACGACTTACAGAATTGATGGTAATTATTCTGACAATCGTAGACCAGACAAAGTGACTTTTACAAAAAGTCTTAAAGAGGATTTAAAGCGTAGAGATTTTACAATTAATGCTATGGCATACAATGATGAAGTTGGTCTTGTAGATCCGTTTAATGGCATGGAAGATATAAGGTATCACAAAATTCAGTGTGTTGGTAAACCAGAAGATAGATTCGATGAAGATGCTTTGAGAATTTTACGTGCTATCAGATTTGCTTCTCAGTTAAATTTTGTCCTTGAACCAAATACAGATTATGTTTTGCATAAGATGTATCAGAATTTGGAGAATATATCAGTCGAAAGAATAAATAGTGAATTCTGTAAAATCGCTGCATCAAGTGATTTTAGTGTACAGATGGTTTTATATAGCGATGTATTATCATTGTTTATTCCTGAAATAAAAGATATGTTTGATTTTCCACAGAATAATCCATATCACATCTATGATGTATGGAAACATACAATTCACGTTGTAGAAGCATATTCTTGTGATTGTGAAGAAGGCTTAAATCCCATAGATTTAATTACAGCGTTAGCAGTGTTCTTCCACGACATAAGAAAGCCACATTGTTATCAGGACGGAGAAGATGGTATCAGACATTTTAAAGGACATGGAAGAGTCAGTGCTGATATGACAGATGAGATAATGAAAAGACTTCGTTTTGATAATGATACAAGAGAAAAAGTAGTGCAGCTTGTTTATTATCATGATGCAACTTTTGAAGTGGGTGAAAAGTATATCAAGAGATGGCTCAATAAGATCGGAGAAGAACAATTTAGAAGACTATTGAATGTTCGTAGAGCAGATATTAAAGCACAAGCTTATACAGAACAAGAGAGTAGGCTTCAGAAAATTGACAATATCGAATATATCTTAGAGGAAGTTTTACAGAAAGATGAATGTTTCTCATTGAAAGGTTTAGCTGTTAATGGCAAGGATCTGATTGAGATTGGATATAAACCAGGAAAAGAAATAGGGAATACACTGAATTGTCTTTTGCAGTTGGTAATTGAAGGTGTATATCAAAACGAAAAAAGTGAGTTACTTAAATATGTTAAGACAACAAAAGAATGGATGAAGTTAGGAGAAAAATATAATGGTTAGATTATTTAGTCAGAGTATCAAATTAAAAGTTGTTGAAGAACTCTTCAAAAAGTAGAATGGAGAGTAAACTATGTACGAAAAATTAAGAGAATATATAGAAGAGTCAAATAATATTGTATTCTTTGGTGGAGCAGGTGTATCTACTGAAAGTGGTATTCCTGACTTCCGATCTAAGAATGGATTGTATAATCAGCATGACATTCAATTTGAAAAATATAACCCAGAATATCTTCTAAGTAGAGAATGTTTATATAACAATCCAAAAGTATTTTATGAATTCTATCGTCAGAAGATGGATACAAGGAACATTGAGCCAAACATTACTCATAAGGTACTTGCTAAAATGGAAAAGATGGGTAAGCTGAAGGCTATTGTTACACAGAATATTGATGGACTTCATCAGAAAGCTGGTAGTAAGAATGTCTTTGAGATTCATGGCACTACCCAGAAGAATTATTGTAGCAAGTGCAAGATGGAATATCATTCGGATTTCTTATTTAACACTAAAGAGACAATTCCAAAATGTGAATGTGGAGGTCTGATCAGACCTGATGTAACTTTATATGGAGAAAATCTTCCTAATGATGCGGTAAATGGGGCAATCAGAGCTATTCGAGATGCTGAAATGTTGATTATTGGTGGCACTTCATTAAAAGTTTATCCAGCAGCGAATTATATTTCGTATTTCAGTGGTAGGCATTTGGTTATTATCAATAGGGAAAAAATCCAAGTGTTAATGAATGAAGACACGGATCTGATAATTGTTGATTCGTTAGGTAATGTATTTAGTGAGATTGATAAATGGATGTGAGGTGAGATAAATGGCAAAATGGGGAACTAAAAATCCACCACAGAAAAAAGGAAGATATTTAGTAACAATAGAAACATCTTTTGGGAGACAGGTAAGACAAGCTGATAGATGTGAATATCCAAAGGGAAATTGGACATGGAATGTTTTACCAAGTGGTAGCACCGTAGATGTGATTGCTTGGCAGAAATGTCCTGAACCATATAGAGAATAAGTGAGGTGAAAGAGTGAAATTAACAATTGATATTCCAAGAGAATATGAACGAGATTTTATCGCTGATAAGTTTAAAGATTTCTTTTCAAGAGTAATTACAGATATGGATTATAGCGGTCTGTGTGGTAATTATGAAAAGGAAATCGCAGAAATGTTTATAAAAGCATTTGATGAAGCTATTGTTGGTGAAGTTAATCCAAATGCAAATGTTATTCCAGTAGCAAATATATCTTTTAACACAGAAGATATACAGAACATGATCCAAGATGAATTCAAGAAGTTTAAAGTAGAGAATAATCTAATATAGAAGTAATTCTATTCACGGCTGATCAGCCCAAAATTTCCAAAAAAGAGGTGAAAATTATGTTATCACAGGAAAATATTAACAAACTGTGTATGACTGGATTATATAGACATGAACCAGATGTTAAATATCGGGGTTCTATATACGAAGATCAGTTATTCCATTGCTGCAATTGGGTATTCGAGGTTAAATATAACGAATACAAAGACAGATATCAAATGGTCGATAACTATTGGAGCGATGGTAGTGGTCTTAGGATTGAACTTACAGATGATAACATTAATGAGTTTGAATTGATATTTGATAAAGAAGAAGTCACTACGAATTACGGCGACAATATTTGGGATTATGATGAAACGGATAGATTCTATGTTGCTATAGGAAGTGGTGGTACTCAATTTGGTAGAAAGTGGTTTGTCAAAAAGGATGCTAAAAAGAATAAAGACAAAGTAATAAGTAGATTGAGTGATGAAATCAAATCATTAGAGACAGAACTTCTTCGCAAGAAACAGACTTTGGAAGAAGTAATTCATGGAGATAGAAATTTAAAATATCTTTAATAACAGATCAGTATAGAAAATTTTCTTAACTTGGACATTCGTTCAAGTATTTCCAAAACAAAAATAAGTAATGAAATATTTTTTTCATTCGATTAGGCAGACGTGCCTATTTCCGAGTGATTTTACAACAAAATAATATTAAAATGAAAGGATTTAACAGTAAATTCTAGGATAAATGATTGCGCAATCTCTGTAGATTAAAGGATTTTGACAGAGAATAAAGAAAAAAATAATTATTGTGAGAAGAACTGGAAGTTAGTGAACTTCTGTGAGTTTGATAAATATGCAACAAGTTCTTATTGTGCTATTCACAATGAGAACGAAAGTAAAAATCTTGGTGATATTACTAAGGTTGATGAAACAAAACTTGAACCATTTAACATGATTTGCGGAGGATCGCCCTGTCAGGATTTTTCGGTCGCTGGTAAACAGAAAGGTTCTGTATGGACTTGTAAAGATTGTGGACATGAGTATAATCCACTGACAGTTCATTGGTCAGAAAGAGATAAGTGCCCATGCTGCGGAAGTAACAACATTGAGAAGACTCGTTCATCTCTTTTGGTAGAGTATTTGAGAGTTATCAGAGCAAACAAACCGAATTTCGGTATGTACGAGAATGTAAAGAACATTGTAGGAAAGCAGTTTAAAGATACATTCAAGATGTTTACAGATGAGTTGGATGAGTATGGATACAATGTGTACTGGAAAGTCCTTAATGCAAAAGATTATGGTATTCCTCAGAATAGAGAGCGTGTGTATCTGATTTTTATTAAGAAAGAATTGGACAATGGAAAGTTTACATATCCTGAACCATTTGATAATGGAATGAGATTAAAAGATGTTCTTGAAGAGAATGTTGATGAGAAATTTTATATCTCAGAAGATAAGGTTCAGAGATTTTTAACAAATCTCAACAACGAAGACGCTTTATTATACGATGCTTGTCAGGTTAAAAGAGAAGGAAAATCAAGAGAATATAATGATTTCTGTCCTACTTTAACAGCAAGAGATTATAAAGATCCACGTCTTGTAAATGATAATGTAGTGAAACAGGTCGGCAATATTTCCAAATGTGAAGGAAATTGGAATAATCCACAAGTAGGAAGAATCTACAGTACAGATGGTTGTAGTCCAACATTAAATACTTGTGGAGGTGGTAGTCATGAACCAAAGATTGTTCAGCTAGGAAATGTAAATCCATCTGGAAAAGGTATGAATGGTAATGTGTTTGACGAGAATGGATTAGCACCGACTCTTACAACAAATAAGGGTGAGGGTAATAAGATTGCAATTCGCCAGGCAACTAAGAAAGGATATATCGAATGTGAACTGGGTGGCGTAGCTGATTTATCATATCCAGAGTCTAAAACAAGAAGAGGTAGAGTTCAGGAAAATGGTCAGATTTGTCCAACAATTACTGCAACTGAGACAGGGGTTTGTAGAATTGAATCACCTATTAGAATCAGAAAATTGACTCCGAAGGAGTGTTTTAGACTTATGGGGTTCTCAGATGAGAATTTTGAAGCTGCTGAGAAGATGGTAAGCAACAGTCAGTTGTACAAGCAAGCAGGGAATTCCATTGTAGTAGATGTTTTATATTACATATTGGTTGAATTGTATAAGGCTATGCCATATCTTTTTGATGATTTGAGATTAAGTAGTTTTTTCTCTGGGATTGGCGCATTTGAGATAGCATTAAACAGATTATATGAAGGAATCAACTCTGGAAATTTTACAAACCCACAAGCAGATTAAGTTCTGCTTGTGGTGATAAACCTCAGTTAGTTGGTGGTATCGGTGAAATAAATTTTGGAAAGCAATTTCGTCAGGGTAATAGGGTATATGATTCAGACCATGTAGCAATGTGTTTATTAGCACAGCCTGTAGGTAATGCTGGTGGATTTAGTTATTTATATGTGGTTAGAAAATAAAATGGAGAATAATACAATAAGTAGTTGAAAATAAAATAGCATATACAATATATGGTATTAAATAATTGCAACAAATACTATATATTGTATAAAAATCAAGACCGAAAGAAAGCGGAATTTCTTGTTGGTTTTCAGAGAATAAATACATATAAAAATAAAGAAAAGAGGATTAAATATATGAGTAAAGCTGTTTTAGTGATGG